CACTTAACGATGTTGTAAAGTTTTTTATTTTATTAATCGTATTAGTATTTGATCCATTAGCGGTAGCACTTATTATTGCCTTCAACGGATTGATTATGAAAGGTAGAAAAGAAGGAATTGATGCTATTATAGATGATGGTGGTATTTCTGGAATTCCATATTCCAATAAGGAATATGAAGTATATGGTGATAAAGCAAAACAGAAAGAAGCACTTACCCAAATGATGGAGGAGGATGAGAAACTAGGTTTATACGAAGATGAGCTAGAAGAGTGGGATGAGGATCACCAATTGGATATGGTATTGAATAGTATGGTGGAAGATTTATCGGAAGAGGATATTAAAGCAATTATTGAAGAAACCCAAAATCCATCAGAACCAAACGAAGTATTAGTTGAAGCAGCTAAAAGGTATAAAGAAGACGATAAAAAAAAAGCTGATACCGAACCCAATTTACAAAACCTAAAAAGAGATTTTTCCAAAAGAGGTGTAGATGTTGATGATGATGGAACTATTGATGGATACGATACTAATGGCGATGGTTTAATTGATGTTATGGTTCCAGGTTCTGCATCCAGATGGAGATATGTAGAAAACACAAAACCTGTATATGCACGAAGAGGGTTTGATTGGAATGATACATCAAAATGGATTGGTAATCAAAACGCTGTAAATTACTATTTAACATACATTAATCCAAAAGCAGAAACCAAATATCCAGACAACTTCGATAGTAAAACATACTAAAAAATTAATTTGAAGAGCTTGGAAATGTAAAATGTTTTTTGTATATTTGATTTAATGATAAAAGAATATTTCAAGAAGTTTTACGGAATGACCCCCTACATCAATATCGATGAGAAGGAGTGGAGCTACATTCTCAAAACATTTCAAAAAGAGGAAATTGTAGAAACTCTATCAGAAGTCCTACACACTTATCCCCCACCAATTCCAATCATAACCGAAGAGGAAACAATTGATGCATATCGTAAACTAAAAGGGACTTGGTGGCCTGATATTCTAGTTGAAGGTGAGTGGTTTCCTCGTAATGAAAGAGAGTCCACATATCCACTTACATTTGGTGGTAGTAACTATTACTTCAAACGAAGTAATGTTGGTAATAACGCATCCAATCCTTTTCACATTGAAAACAGATGGAAGGTAGATTGGTCTAGAACTCCATCAGGTTGGAAGACATGGCAAACCGTAGATGGTATCAAAACAATCGTAAGAGCATTCTTTACATTGGAGCAAGTTTTAACCGATGTGAATAAAGAAACTTTGAAGATGGCAACTACATTGAGAAAGTATGTAGCATCACAATTCAAACCCGTAATAGCAAAGGCATTTTATGATAGATTTCAAAGTGAGAATGTATTAGATTTCTCTGCGGGTTGGGGTGATAGATTATGTGGGTTCTTTGCAAGTGAAACTGGCAAACACTATGTTGGTATAGACCCTAATTTGGATAATCATCCTAACTATACTAAACAAATAGAGTTCTATCAAAAGCATAAAACATTTTTTGAGAATGATAAAACTGCTGAGATGATACCAATGCCGGCGGAAGATGTAGATTATTCAAAGTATGAAAACTTCTTTGATACAATCTTTACATCACCGCCATATTTCAATACAGAAAAGTATTCATTGCACGATACACAAAGTTATCTACGATATAAGAAGATAGATGATTGGAACACAAACTTTTTACATAAAACAATTGATAAACTTATTCCAACATTAAAAGTTGGAGGTATATTGGCAGTGAATATTGCCGATGTATATTCTGCGCCTGATAAAGGATATGTTGATATAGTAAACTCTATGAATGATTTTATTAAATCAAAAGGATTGGATTATATGGGTTGTATCGGAATGGAAATGACTAAACGATTTAATTCAGGCGGAGCAGGTAATGCTAAATCAGAATACTTTGCAGAAGAATTAAAAGAAAAAACCCAACAGAGTAAAAACCAAGCATTTGGTGAGCCAATTTGGATGTGGAAAAAAACTAAATAATTTATCATACAATTAAACACAAATCAGTTAAGATGAACTTAGGATACGCTTGTATTAATATGAGTATGGGTAAGAAAGTTACCACTAATCGAGCAATGGTTAAAAGGACTTTCGAAGCAAAAGGTTTAGATTATGTTTCCGAACTTGCGTTAGCAAATGCAAAGGATATCATTAAGATATTGGAATGGAACCGAATGAATGGTATTAAACTATTCCGCCTTTCATCCACTATTGTACCGTGGGGAGATCATTTAGACCTTACACAATTAAAAGATTACAAAGAGATTAAATCGGAGTTAAAAAAGGCAGGTGATTTTGCTAAGTTTTGGGGTATGAGAGTTAACTCACATCCAGGTCCTTTCGTAGTTCTTACTTCACCGAATGAGGAGGTGGTAAAAAACGCAATTGCTGATTTGGAATTGCATGCTAAAATATTCGATATGATGGAATTATCTAAAACTCATTACAACAACATTAATATCCATTGTAATGGGGTATATGGAGATAAACAATCTGCGATGGATAGGTTTATCCAAAACTTCCAAAGACTCTCCCTATCGGTACAAAAACGATTGACGGTGGAGAATGATGATAAGGCTTCTATGTATTCCGTTAAAGACCTTATGTACATTCACAAAAATACAGGTATCCCAATTGTATTTGATTATCACCATCACCAATTTTGTACAGGTGGATTGAGTGAAGAAGAAGCAGTTAAATTAGCAGCAACAACTTGGCCGAAAGGAATTAAGCAAGAAGTACACTATTCAGAAAGTAAAGCATTACATGAAAACAATCCAAAAGAAAAACCGCAAGCCCACTCCAGTTATATTAATGCCCTCCCCAATACATACGGGTTGGATTTGGACATTATGGTTGAAGCAAAAGCAAAAGAGTTAGCAATATTACCTTTCATACAAAAATAAATAATATGAACTTTAGAACAAGGAAGTTAATTAAGTACGAAGACCTCAATGCAAGGGGAACTCTTTTTGGTGGACAGGTGTTGAAGTGGATAGATGAAGAAGCATCCATATTTTGTATCTGTCAGTTAGGTACTAGAAGTTTAGTTACCAAAGCAATGAGTGAAGTGAACTTCGTATCATCTGCTAATTTGGGTGATATTGTGGAGATAGGATGTGAACTAATATCATTTGGTAATACATCTATAACAATAGCGTGTGAGGTACGAAACAAAGATACAAAGAAAACAATTATACGAATAGATAAAATTGTATTCGTAGCAGTAGATGAAAATGGGAAACCCAAACCACATGGAATTACAAAATAATAATATGAATATTTTAGATGATAACTACAAACAACTCCTATTAGATATTATTCGTAATGGAGTTGAAAAAAAGGATAGAACAGGAACTGGAACTCTTTCAGTATTCGGTAGACAAATTCGTCACAAAATGAGTGAAGGATTTCCCCTACTCACTACAAAGAAAATGGCATGGAATGTCATGGTTGCCGAACTCCTATGGTTTCTAAGAGGAGATACTAATATCAAGTTCTTATTAGATTATGATTGCCATATTTGGGATGGTGATGCTTATAAAAACTATGCAGCCAAAACATCAATGGATGTAGATGGACAACTTACAAAAGAAGAATTTATCAAAGAGGTCAAAACCAATAAAGTATTTGCAAAACAATGGGGTGATTTAGGACCAATTTATGGTAAGCAATGGAGGCAGTGGGGTGGGTTGCAAGATTTGACTGATGACGATACACCAATCTATTTAGACCAAATCACAAATCTAATCAATGAACTTAAAACTAATCCAGATAGTAGACGATTGATGGTAAGTGCTTGGAATGTTGGAGAATTAGATCAAATGGTACTTCCACCTTGTCATTATGGATTTCAAGTTTACACAAGAGTATTAGATGAAACAGAAAGAGTTGTATTGATGGATAAGAAATTAGGAGTTACTGAAAACTTTCCTCCATATTACACCGAAGATGAAATGGTAAAACATAACATCCCTAAAAGAGCAATCTCTTTAATGTGGAACCAACGAAGTGTAGATACATTTTTAGGATTACCATTTAACATTGCTTCCTATGGATTGTTATTGGAAATTATTGCTAGAGAAGTAGGTATGATGCCTGATGAGATAATTGGTAATTTAGGGGATGTGCATTTATACAAAAATCACATTGAACAGGCGGAAGAACAAATCAGTAGAACACCATACGGATTACCATCAGTACAGATTACCGAAAGAAATTGGTATCAACATCAATTAGTTAAAGAACACTTGGGTGAAAAAACATTTAGTGAAAAGATACTTTCTTATAGACCAGATTGTTTTGAGTTAATTGGTTATCAATCACACCCAAAAATCAAAGCACCACTTTCTAACTAAAATGCAAATCACAATCTTCATAGATACAGATATCGATGACCAACTGGTAGAAATGATAAGAGATGGTAAACTTGAAGGAGGATACTCAATTGATTACGCGTTGAATGCATTAGTATCATCCCATAATGGGAAAGAAGTTATCATATACAATTTTGATAAGTATCTTAAATTGGATAATAGATGGTGTGGACATAAGATTGAAAAACATGAAAAAGAAATAGTTATAAAATTTATTAGATAAGTTATGTTATTGATAGAAAAAAATGGATTAAATGATAACTATACTATAAGTTTAGTATCAACTGGCATTATAGTAGGTGAGTTTGTTAAAGTGGATGGTTTTTATTATTTTTGTAAAAACACAAATAGAACTTGGGGATATTGGTCAGAAGAGTTCTTAAAAAGTTTAGCAGATGGATTGGCAGTTCTAAACAAAGAAGTAAACGATGCCATAGCAGCTGATTACATAAATTTTCAATAGATGATAAAGTTAACAAAAGAAAACATAGAAAAACTAAAAACGGAATTACTTAAATTGAAACTTAAAGAAGTACTTTCAGTTGAAGATAAATTAAGAATTCAGTACATTCAACAATTTTTAGATAAATAATAATTAAAATTATGGTCATAGATGTAAAAATTAAAAAACCGAAAAGGGTTGAAAAGGCTTGGGGATATGAATTGTGGATACACAATGAACCTGATTATTGTGGTAAGTTATTAGTGTTTAATAACATAGAAGACCATTTCTCAATGCACTACCATATGATAAAAAAAGAAACTTGGTATATCCAAAGAGGAGCATTTAGATTTGATTGGATAGATGTTGAGAATGGTGTTAGAAATTTTACTCAACTGCAAGAAGGTGATGTGATTGAAATTGAAAGAGGATTACCACATCAATTAACCGCACTTACACCAAAGGCAACTGTATTTGAAGTGAGTACCGAACATTTCGATGAGGACTCATACAGAGTGTATAGAAATAGTTATACAGATTTGGAATGAGTTTCACAAAGAAGTATGTTCCACCTTTATTAGAACTGAAAAAAGAAATCGATACTAATCCAGATATAATAAAATACTATGCAAAGTATGAAGCATTTATAGGAGATAGTGATAGTTTAGAATTCTTATTTCAAGTAATAAACCATAATTCAAAATTAAATCCTAAATAATTTGGATTTAATCAAAATAAATCGTATATTTGTTAAAACATATAAAAAGTTATGAAAGTAAAATTAATAAACCCATCACCAATACTAAATGATGATATTGAGTTGTATAAGGATAGGACTTCCAAATTAAAAGGGGTTGTATTCACATCAAATGATATCGGATTAGATAAAAGAATTGTATCGGTTAGATTAATTGGAGACGATGATTTAGTTTTAGTAAATCCAGTAATAGTAGAGAAGTCAGATAATTTACTTGTTTATTTTGAAAAGGATAGCAATAAGGCAAACAAAGTTAGAAAAACAATTAGATATCCATATCTCATTGTTGATACTGATAATTTGGGAAGGGTTGAGTTTAAGGCTACCAATGAAACTAATAAGTGGGAAAATATAAACCACCTTATGGAAGATGCTGGGTTATTAGAAGCGGTATTGGTACAAAGAGCTATCGATGCAATTGATGGAATTGATATTACCGATAAAAGAAGAGCTTATACTGAAACGGTTCAATCTAAAAAAGAACCATCAAGAAATGAGCGGGTTATGTTACAATCTTCAACTGGAGAAACTGTATTTGTAAAATACAAAAAAGCGGAAGAGTACATTAAAATGGGATACCGATTACTATAATTTTATTAACTATGGCAAAGCTAGAATATACCACAGATGATATCTACAACAGAGAGGCTACTAAAATTTCATTTGAAATTGCTAATGATTTAAATATTCACGAGTTCAAAACGATTTGTATGAGAATGGCTTCCGCTATGGGATATACAAAAAATACAATAAAATCATCATTTGGTGAAGAGTATGATGGTGATGTTGATGCAGAGTTTCTAAATGTAATTCAAAATCTTTTGACAGGTTCTAAAGAATATATCTAATGTTAGAAGATTTACAAAAACAAATATTTGCAATTCAGTTGATACAAGAACTGATAGTTGATAAGTTAGATGAAGCGGGTGTTTTTAGTAGAAAAGAATTCGAAACCGAACTAAAAGAGAAGGTTGATGAGTTTAATAAAACTTTAGAAAAAATTAGCAAAGAGTTAAACGATGATAAAACAAAAACTCCAACAATGTTTATGAGTAATATTGTTGGTGAGGCTTAAACTTAAAATATGATGATTACACTTATAATTACAACTATCGTATTATCTTTTATTTCAATATTTCTATTCATTAGAGGAATTTCATTAGTTAAGCGAAATGAGATGTTGGAAGATTTGATAGTACAATATGATTTAAGAGATGATGAAACTAAAAAGGTTTTGGAATTGATGCTTCAACAAATGCAAGAAATAGATATAAAAGGTTCATTTGAAGCAGATGACGAGGTGGGTGCAGTTTTCACTCAACTAAAGAACGTCATCGAAACATATAATAATATCTAATCAATATGCCTAGAAAGAAAAAAAGTAAAATATACTTTACCGAAGATACTGAAAAAGCAATTATAGAATATAATAAAACTAGTAGTCCTAGTGTTAGAAATCGAATATACAAAGAACAAATCCAATACCCCTTTGAAAAATTAGCAGAAAATATTCTTAACACATTTAAGTTTTCATATTTCGATGTACCTAAAATAGATATTCAAATGGAAGTAGTATCTACTCTAATTGAAAAGATACATATGTTTAAGGAAGGTAAGGGTAAAGCATTTTCTTATTTTTCAATTGTTGCTAAAAACCATTTGATATTAAAAAATAACTCAAACTACAAAAGATGGAAACAGACATCTTTAATTTCCGAAATGCCTGAAACATGGAATCCTGAAAATGATTTCTATGATACAGAAATGGGAGATGAGTATATGGAGTTTAGGGATTTGATGCTAAACTTTTGGGAAAAGAACTTGACAAGGATTTTCACTAAGAAAAGAGATATACAAATTGCAGATGCAGTTTTAGAATTATTCCGTAGAAGTCAATACATAGAAAACTTTAATAAGAAACATCTATACCTTCTCATTAGAGAAATGACCGATTGTAAGACTCATTACATTACAAAAGTGGTAAATGAAATGAAGCAACATCAGGTTAAAATGTTGAATGATTATTTAGAGAACGGAAAAATTGAAGAACAAAATAACGATTTTTGGAATGAAGGATATTTATATGAAGAATAACATATAAAATTAAATTATGGAAGACTTCATATCATTATTATTACATAGTAGAACTCAAGTACATTCATTTCATTTAGGAGTTGAAAAATACTCTGCACATATAGCATTACAGGAATATTATGAAGGTATAGTAGACCTAATTGACAGCATAACAGAAGGATATCAAGGTAAGTATGGATTGGTTAAATTAAAATCAGTAACGGGATTGGATACCGATAATAGTGTAGAAAACATAATTTCATATTTTGAAAAATTAGCAAAATATGTTTCCAGCAAAAGAAGTATTGAAACATTAAAGGACTCGTTTATTCAGAATGAAATAGATAATGTAGAACTTTTAATATACAAAACTATATACAAACTTAAAAACTTAAACTAATTGTTTTAGTAATATTTTATATAAATTAGTTACATAGATTTAACAAACTAAAAAAAGAAATCTATGAAAAAGTTTTTTTCTAATTTATTCAGTGACAACAATGATATTAATGAAAAATCCGTAGTAGGATTTGGTGCATTCTTAATGTTGGTAATAACTTTATTTGTTGACTTAATTACCGGATTGATGGGTCAAGAATTACCAATACACGAGTTTGTGTTTGATGGATTTATGGTAATCACATTAGGAGCGTTTGGTATTGCTTCCGTTGATAAGTTTATTAACAAATCAAAGAAAAAAGACGAAGATAATTTAGGGTAAATATTTCCTTTAACTGTAGGAAGGGCGAGGATATTTAAGGGAGAAGTATTATTTCTCCCTTTTTTTATATTTATTATAGTAAATAATAATATTATGAAAGCATTACTTAAATTAGACTTAAAAACTATACTAATTATAGTTTTACTCGCAGTTGTTATATTCTCTCAATTCTTTGGTGGTAGTAAGGAAGAAGTTGGTGATATAGTAAAAGTAGATGGTAAAAAGTACGAATTGTTAAAGCATACAATTGATACTGTTTATCAAGAAATAGAAGTGGAAGTTCCTACTTATGTACCTGAATATATTACAAAGATAGAAACGGTCGAAGTGCAAATCCCAGCAAATGTAGACTCATTAAAAATTATAAAAGATTATTTTTCAAAGTACGAAGTTAAAGATACTTTAGTATTGGAAGGATTAGGTAAGGGATATATTGTTGATGTAATTTCTCAAAATAAAATAGAAAGTAGAAACATTAAGTGGGATTATAAAATACCAACTATATTGGATACTAAAATTGTAAAAGAGCTTCCAAAAAATCAATTGTACTTAGGATTGAATACTAACTTTGATAGAGCTAATGTAGTGAACTCAGTTGGTATCGGTGCTATATTCAAAACTAAAAGAGATAGGATATTTCAGTTGAATACTGGAATTGCTAATTCTATAACAGGTGAAACTCAACCTTTTGTTGGGGGTGGTATATATTGGAAACTTAAACTTCGTAAGTAATATGAAGAAATCTTTAAGTATAAAATCACTGATTTCGGAAATTATTATGAAAGAACAAATGAAGGATAAGTATACTCCAACTGTGTTGGTTCTATCATCAATGACTTCTGACTCTAAAGGTACAATCGGTAAACTAAAAAAATCTTGTGAAAAGTTTGGATTACCTTTCTATGCAATCCGTTCTAAAAGTGCGTTTATCGATACAACACAAAACTCCAAAAACTCATTAAGAATTGAAAATTATAATGGTAATGGAGATGTTTTGCTCATAAACCCAAGAAAAACTATTTGTTTTGTTAGGGGAAGTGCAATTAAAACAGAAGTGGGTTCCGCACTTATTCATATAATGGAAAACTATGGTGTATTTGCGGTAAATGATTATAAGTCCATGCAATTTTGTTCAAACAAACTTGCTTCTATGATTGAATTGGAAAGAAGAAATGTACCTATTCCAAGAACTGCTTATGTTCCATCAACAGAAAATATTGATGTTGCTCTAAAAAAGATTGGTGGAAAGTTTCCAGTTGTTATAAAAACAATTACAGGTGCTGAAGGCATTGGAGTTTCAATTGTAGACTCATATCAATCGTTAAAATCTGTTTTACAATCTCTTTGGAAATATGAGGCTGAAGTTCTTATTCAAGAATATTTTGATGTAAAATTTGATGTTCGTACATTAGTACTTGATGATAAAATTATAGCGAGTGCAAAACGAGTAAGAGGTTCATCTGATTTTAGAACCAACTTAGCATTGGGTAATAGTGGAGGCCCACACAAACTTACAGATATTGAAAAGGAAACGGTATTAAAAGCCGCAAAAACATCTGGAGCTTTTTATGTTGCAGTTGACCACCTTTTAGTAGATGGAAAGCCGTATGTATTGGAACTAAATGGTTCTCCTGGATCAGCAAATATCTATACCAACTATTATAATTCGGAGGGAGATAGTTCAACTGTGAGTGGGCAAGAATTAATTGATAATGTTGTAGAATATATTTCAGATAAATCAAATTGGGAAATAAGTGTAAATGAAGCGGGTGTAGTTGAAAATGTGAAAATAGAGGGAACCCATTACGAAGCAAAATTAGATACTGGAAACGCAGGTCATTCTTCACTACATGCAACTGATATTAAAATAGAAGAAGTTGATGGTACTAAAATGGTTAACTTTGTAGATAATTCAGGAAAAAAAATAAGCAAACCATTGATAACTATCGCTAGAGTAAGGTCTTCGCCAATTTATGAAGCCGATTCGAGACCTGTTATCGAAATGGATGTTAGTTTTAGAGGTCTTGAATTTAAGAGAGTTCAATTCAATTTGGTAGATAGAAGTAATAATACATATCCTGTCCTTTTAGGTGCAAGGTTTCTAAAAAGAGCTAGAGTTTCAGTAAATCCAAATAAAACATTTGTATTACCTGATTAACTCACTAAATGGTTACAACATAAAAAATAAAAATCAATAAGGGTTAAGATGACTAACAGAGAAAGGGCAGCAAAAGCCAGAAAGAGAATGGCTAAACAGACTATAAAATCTCAACAGAAGAAGGGAATTTATAAGAAAGTTCAATAAAACCTCATCCATTTGAGGTTTTTTCTTTTTGTATACTTATATATAAACCAATAACTTAAAATATATGAGTGCAGAATTTGAACTTTTTCCTGGAAAGAATTTAAGTGGTCTTTTTCAGGATATATACACCAATCAAATTACCAAAAAAGAAAGAATATCTAAGTTTATAGAGGATCTAAAATCCAAAATAAAACACAATGGGGATGTTGCAATAATTGGACCTATAATTAAAGATTTGATTGATACTTCGGTTAAGAATGATGACCATTTAGTTAAGTTGGCAACTATTGCACAAAGAATAATGTTGGCAAACAATAAGGGTAGTGGTGATGATGGATTTTTAACAGATGAAGAAAAGGCACAACTTTTGAATGATTTGCAAGAAGCTAAAGAGGAAGTTGAAAAAATGGATAATTTAGCAGTAGAAATTGATGAACTTAAAAAGAAAATAAAATAATGGGTGGATTAGGAAGAGCTTCAACATTAAGTAATTTATCATCTCAAACTACTCAAATACCTGGAAAAAAAATTGGTATTGTATATGATGTTATACTAGATGGTACACATCCACGTGCGGTTAATGATAATGTTGGTACATTATATAATGGATGTATTTTATATAGAAGTGCAGATAATTTAATTGTTTCTGAAAATGATTTATCTATAGCATACCCCAGTGATAAAAATTTTAAATCATTACCTGTTAAAAATGAATCAGTAGAAATTTACGAAATATCCAATGGACAGTTTGCATATAGAAGAATTTTCGAAAGTCCAAATCCATCATTTTCATCGGATCCATCTACTATTTCAAGTGCATATAAACCAGTTACAGAAGAAGGTAATAATGCAAAAAATTATCAACAGACATTCGGTACTGGTATTACCACTACAAATTTCGATGATAGTGTTAAATTTAATGGTTATGGAAATTACTACCAACCAGTTTCTGGGTTGCATAAATTAAAGTTATACGAAGGTGATACTTTAATTGAAAGCAGATTTGGACAATCCCTTAGATTTAGTGGATATAATAATGTAGAAAACATAGTATCACCTACAATAATTTTAAGAAATGGAGAAAGTTCCAGAACTAAAAAACTTTCACCACGATTAAATATTGAAGAAGATATTAACAGAGACGGTAGTATAATAGTAATTGGTTCAAATCAGTATCAATTACCTTTTCAACCTGGAACTGTTAGTGATAGTGGTACATCTGATTTCGAAACTAAGCCAGATTCTTTCACAAACTTTCCATCAAAATTAATTGGAGACCAAATACTAATAAATTCGGGTAGATTAATATTCTCAGCTAAAAATGCAGAAATGATTTTCTACTCAAAAAAGAATTACGGATTTATTTCAGATGGGGCAATGTCAATTGATAATAAATTGGGTATTGATATTAGTGTTGGAGCGAATGTAAACATTGTGACAAACGATAGAGATATTGTAATGTTTACTGGAAATGGTTCTATATTTTTGGGAAGTGGTGATTTAGAACCAATAGTTAAAGGACAGCAATTGGTAAACATTTTATCAGAGTTAATAGATGCAATAGCAGCACAAACATTCTTAACTCCTTCTGGTCCAACTGCGGAAGGTCCAGTTAATGTTGCAGATTTTGGTAGTATAAAATCTAAACTAAATGATATTTTAAGTAAACTTAATCAAACTTCATAATGGCAGAAAATTTACCAAATCCGGAAGAAATAGCTAGACAAGCAGCAGAACAAGCAGCTGCTTTAGCTAAAGAAAAAATAGAAAAAGCAAAAGCTGCATTTGAAAAATTGAAAGCATTGAAGGAAAAATTAAAAAATAAAAAACCACCTAAATTTCCTCCAACTCCTAAGTTTGAACCTAAAAAATTACCAAAAGAAGAGGTAAAAAAATTTAATAAACCTACACTTCCCAAGCAACGGTCTGTTCCTTCAATACCCTCGGTTCCTTCAGTACCCTCGGTTCCTTCAGTACCCTCGGTTCCTTCAGTACCTTAATTATAACATATATGTCTTGGGAAATTTTTAAACAAAACGTTTTAAGAGTAGCGAATAATCCACAATCTATAGATGATATAGATATTGTAGCTGAAACATACGCAAATGAATACGATGCTGCAGTTAAAAGAGGTGGTGATACTGTTAATTTAGTTTCTGTTAAAACTGGAAATGTTGAAGCCATGAAACAAATATTTAGAGCTGCTTTACAAAAAGGTTTAACATCAAATGTACCTTATGATTTAGTTGGAGAAATGGGAAAAGGTGTAGTTGCGTATTGGACAGGTGCAACTCTAAATGAATATCCAATACCAGTAGTACCCGCAATAGGTGCAGCTCAAAATGTAGGTGTAACATCGAATATCGTAATTAATCCAGGAACTTGGGCACCTGTATTAACCGCACCTTCTATTGAGTTTCAACTAACACCTGAAGAAAAATTAGACTACGAAAATAGGTTACAGATTGAAATTTCTAAATATGAAACTGAAGTAATTACGAGTCCTCCTGACATATTAGAAGCAAGAGAAGACACAATAAGTAAGTTTACTGGAATAATTGAAAACAATGAAAATTATAGAGTAGATATACCATTTCCTTCTCCAATCGTAACCACTGGTGCTAATATTGTTGATATTAATGGTAATGTTATCAATAAAGTTAGTCCCGCTACAAATTTTATTGTAAATGATGAAGAAGAAGATGATATTAGTGGAACTGGGCAAGATGTATTACCAACATTTCCAACTTTTCCACCACCACCAGTTCAACAAGGTAATCCAGATTTATTACCAGGCGAATATATACAATATACACCATATTTACCTGCAGGTGCATCTGTAGCCGAAAAAGCAATTGCAATTGCACTAACTGATATTAAAAATGGAGTAAAAGAAGATCCTGACTCAAGTAACACTGGTCATCCTAGACTATTACAAATACAAAGAACTGCTGCTAGGTCAGAATGGACTAAGTTTCCTTGGTGTGCTTCAGCGGTATTTACTTGGTGGTATGAAGCAGGATTTCCGTTTGTTACTGATAAAAATGATCCTACTTATCTTGTAAATCCCAAACATTGTGTTAGTTGGCAGCAATGGGCAGTAGCAACTGGAAGATGGGTAGACAAACGAAACGGTGCAAATCCTAATTTTATTCCTAAAGCGGGAGATGCTGTTATGTATTCTACGGATAACTTAACATTCGATCATATTGGTATGGTATATGAATTAAAAGATGGTAAATTAACAAGTATTGACGGTAATTACAAAAACTCAGTATCTTATAATCTAGCATATACACGATATATTGCAGGTTATGTGCAAATATAATAAAAATTATTTAAAATGGCAGCAATAAATCCAACCGATGTTACCGCATTAATTGTAGATGAGTTTATACGAAATGCAACTACGCACTTAACTACTGTTAGTGGAATTGTAAATACACTATCTTTATATCCGCCAATACCAACTCCATCACCTGGTATAACAAATTGGACAGGTTATACAATACCACCTGCTGCTAGAGTAACTAATGAGTTAAGGGATAGAATAATTTTAAACGAAATTTTAGCAAAACCAGATGATGCTAACATTCAATTAGAAACTGATCCGGCAGTAAATAAACAATTTAATGACAATAAAAGTAATATATCTGGATTTAGAGTAGACCCAGAAGCAGGTGGTTATGGGGAAGTTGTTACGGACTTAACTGAAGCTAAACTTTTAGCTCCAGCAGCAGTACCATTAAGTTTAATTTATTCAAATTTAGTTAATCTTCCATCCACAACTACATTACCAACTGCTACAAATTTTATTGCAAGTGATGAAGAAGAAGATGATATTAGTGGAACTGGGCAAGATGTATTACCAACATTTCCTGTCTTTCCACCTCCTGATCCGGTTACATCTGGACTTAATGAGGATCCAAACTCCCCTGCGTTTGGTGCAACTGTATCATTTGGAAGGTTATCAGTAAGAGAGGGTGGCGGGTTAATTTCAATTGGAGAAGATAAAGCAATCGGTTTAACACGAGAACAATATTTAAGAACTCTAAATTTTGAAGATGGACTGCAAATTGCTAATGTTGATATGAGTGCAGAATGGAGTGTAATAGCAAGGCAATATCTTGTAAAAAAAGAAGGATTTTCACCAGGACCCGCAAAAAATGATGAGGGAAAACTACGATTGGGATATGGTACTGATCGGATTTTGGACATAGGTGCAACTTTTCCACGCGAAGTTAAAGCAGGTGATACCACAACTAAAGAGCAGGCAGGTAAGGTATTGGAACTACAAGTACGAACTACTTATAAAGATAAAGTAGTTGGTACATCCGATATCCACATAACAGAAGCAGATTGGAATGCATTAAATAATCCACAAAGAGCTGCGCTGATATCTTTTGTTTATAATTGTGGAAGTTTTACATATTATCCACATATTCCTGCTGCAATTAAAGCGAAAGATTATGTTAAAGCTGCAAATGGATTACTAAATGGACCGATAGGTGGTGCTCAATCTGGAAATATATACTCAGGCTTGGTTAGGAGAAGAGCTGAAGAAGCAGGAATGTTTATTTATGGATTACAATAATTAAAAAAAACCAAAATATTTCATTCGTATATTTATATTGGTATAAACTATAAAAAAATGGATACTGATAAATTATTAAAAGCTATTCAAATTTTGGTTGAAGCTGAAGTTAAAAAACAATTACCTAAAATTGTAGCTGAAGTTGTGGGCTCAACTCAAAAGAGGAGAATGGTTGAAAATACAAAAGAAACTCCAGCAACTACTGTAAAGAAAACTCCATCTATTGCTAAAGCGATATTAGGAGAAACTAAAGTAAATAAGGTAACCGATGTTCAATACACTAAAAATCCAGTATTGAACCAGATACTAAATGAAACGAGAGCAAACACTTCGTATGCAGGGGGAACTGAAAGTGGTTATGAAGAATGGCCTACTATGAATGCTTCAATACCAACTCCATCAAACGGAATGGATATTAATAGTGTTCGTTCTCAAATGGCATCTAAAATGGGATATGGTGATATGAATACAGGTGGAGGTTTAGGTGTAAAAACTGGAAACGAAGCATTGGATAAAGCATTGAACCGAAATTATAGTGAGTTGGTAAAAAGATTTTAATTATGGCTGTAGTATTAGGTAGTAAAAAAGTTCAAGATTTAGAGCAATTTAATGATACTGCAATTGGTATTACATTACCTTTGCAAATAACTAATACTGCCTTCAATCAATCATTTCAAACTATAGATCAAGTTAGGACTAATATTAAATCATTACTTTTAACTAAACGAAGGGAAAGAGTAATGCAACCTTTTTTGGGTAGTGGACTAACTGAATTGTTGTTTGAGCAAAACGATGAAGAGTTAGAAGAAAGAATTGAAAATACTATCGTACAATCTTTACAAACTTGGCTACCTTATGTTGTTATAGATACTATAATAATAGAACAAAGTAATGAATTAAAAGATAGAAACTCTGTAGAAGTTTCAATTACATTTAGGATAAATGGAAACCCAACATTAGAGACTGTTACTTTTAATGTAGAAGAATAAAATAGATGGCAACTAACAACACAGTAAATAACAATTTTAGGAATAAAGGAAAAGATATTAAATATCTAAATACAGATTTTGCTGGATTTAGAGAAAATTTAATAGAGTTTTCTAAAACATATTTTCCAAAAACTTATAATGATTTTAATGAAACATCTCCTGGTATGATGTTTATAGAGTTATCATCATACATTGGTGATGTACTTGCATATTATGTAGATGATACTTTTAAGGAGTCATTATTACCATTTGCGGAAGATGAAAGAAGTATTATTGCATTAGCACAATTTTTAGGTTATAAGCCAAAGGTAACATCACCAGCTTTAACAACACTTTCTGTATATCAATTAGTACCTTCAGTTGGAACAGGTCAAAATAATGTACCAGATGAAAGATTTTATTTAAGAATACGTGAAGGAATGCAAGTAGAGTCTACAACTAATACCATCCAATTTACAACAACTGATATTATTGATTTTGGGGATCCATTTGAGCGAGAAACTATTGTATATAGTAGAGATGTAAACACTGGCGAACCTAATTTTTATTTAGTAAAAAAGCAAATTCAAGCAGTCTCATCAACAATAGTTGAGAGACAATTTACATTTGGTACATACGAGCCATTTAGAACAATTACATTACCTGAAACAGATGTTATTCAAATTTTAGATGTTAGAGATGCTAATGGAGCTAAATATTATGAAGTTCCGTATTTAGGACAAGAAATGGTTTTCATTAACGAAACCAATACTATATCAAATAGTTCTGATTTATATCAGTTTAGAGATACTGTTCCATACCTATTGAAAACTCTAAAAACCGCTAGAAGATTTACACTTAAAATAAACGAGAATAGAACTACTACTATACAATTTGGTGCAGGTGATCCATCTGCAAGTGATGAACAATTAATTCCAAATCTTAAAAATGTTGGATTAGGATTGCCTAATTCAATTAGTAGATTGGAAGAGTCATTTGATCCAACAAATTTTTTAAAAACAAAAACATATGGAACTTCTCCATCAAATACAACTATTACTGTTAGATATTTAGTTGGAGGTGGTATTAATAGTAATCTATCACAAGGAACACTAACTACTTTAGCTGGTGTTCAATTTGAAGAAGACCTTTTAACATTTAATGCAAGCCAAAGGATAGTATATAATCGAGTTAAAAATTCACTAGCGGTAGATAATGAAGTACCGGCCGTTGGTGGTAGAGGTCCTGAAACTTTGGAAGAAATTAGACAAAATGCATTAGCTAATTTTGGTTCTCAAAATAGAGCAGTTACTGCAAGAGATTATCAAGTTAGAGCGTTGTCTCTTCCTGCAAAATATGGTGGGATTGCGAAAGCGTATGCAAGTGCGGATGGTACATTGGATAATAACTCACCATCTTCAATCCTTGCATCTCCAAACTCTTTACAACAATTTACTGATATAGTAATGGATTTTGTGGAAAGAGCGGATAGCAATGAACCAAGTGAAGGTGAAGTAAAAGAGCAGATTAAAAATTTTCTAATAGGAAAAACTGATAATGTAAATGAAACAAATAATCCATTTGCAATTAATTTATATCTTTTGGGATATAATCAAAATGGAAATTTAACACCTATTAATAAAGCAATAAAACAAAATCTTAAAACATATCTAAATGAATACAGAATGTTAACAGATGGTGTTAATATTTTAGATGGATTTGTTGTTAACATAGGAGTTGAATTTGAAGTGATTACATTGGAGGGATATAATAAGAGTGAAGTTGTTACACAATGTATAAATGAAATTAGAAACTTTTTTCAGATAGACAAATGGACTTTTAATCAAACCATTAATCTTAATGAATTAGAATTAGTTATAGCAAATGTAGAGGGTGTGTCATCGGTTCCCAAATTACATATATCAAATAAGTGTAGAGGACAGTATTCTATAAATTCATATAATATTGATGCGGCTACAAAAGATAAGATTATATATCCATCTTTAGACCCTTGTGTTTTTGAAATTAAGTTTCCGAATTCGGACATTAAAGGAAGAGCAAGATAATGGCATATTATTTTATAACAGCATCAAAAGATGCGAGTATATATTTACAACAACCTGATCAAAATACAGGTTTGGATGAGATATTGGATATTAGTAAAGTTTATTTTGGAAACATAAAGGATATTTCTAGAGCATTAATTAAATTTGATTTAGATGCATTAGCACAGTCAATATCTAATGGAGATGCTGTTATTGATAGTGTTAAACTTTCACTAAGAGAAACTGAGAGTCAAGAAATACCATTGAGATATACAATTTTAGCGCATCCAATATCTGGAAGTTGGGAAATGGGTAATGGTACTCGATTTGACAAAATATCTACAACTGGTGTAACTTGGAAATATAGAGAAGGTGACTCAAACATTGATTGGTTACCAAACGGATTAGCAAGTGGTAGTGATAGTAATCCAAATGATGGCACTGGTGGAACATGGTATACTGCATCAGCAGCATCTCAATCATTTAATTATCAGAGTGCTGATTTGAATATTGATGTTAAAGATATAGTTAAACTTTGGCTGAGTGGTAGTTTACCTAATGACGGATTTATTCTTAAACATACCAATCAGTATGAAAACGATACCAACGATTATGGAATACTAAAATTTTTTGGAAAAGAAACTAATACAATATACCAACCTAAATTAGTAATAGGATGGGATGATCAAATTTTTAATACTGGCTCATTACAACCTGTAGATTTAGGAGATGGTGAAGTTGTAATTAGAGTGAAACCACTTACCAAAGAATATAAATTAAATACAACTAAAATAATTAGATTAGTTGGTAGAGAGAAGTACCCATTAAAAACTTTCGCAAATGCGTTTGTAACTGATGTTGTTAAGTATTTACCTTCCACAACTTATTATCAAATAAAAGATTATCAATCAAACGATATCATTATACCGTTTAGTGAATATTCTAAAGTAAGTTGTGATACTAAGGGAAATTATATAAAATTCGATTTTACAAATTGGCAACCAAATAGAGTTTATAAAATAGAATTTAAGGTTGAAAGTGATGGTGATACTATTTACTTTGATGATAAAATTACGTTTAAGATTGTTGAAAACTAGTAATAATGAAAAACACTGGATTAAAGAATGAAAATTTTGTAAACAAACTCACTTTGAGTGGCTCTACTGCCATAAAAACTAAAAATGAGTTTGGTGTACATATATTTTCTGGTTCTGTAATAGATGATGGTGTAATATCTTCAAAATTAGTAAAACCAAAATATAATATAGGTGAAATTGAAAAATCAATAGACACCACTATTATTGAACTTATACCAGTAAGACCTCCTGAATTACCTGATACGGTATTACGAAGTGTATACAATATAGCTTTAGCGGAAATAGCCGATTTAACACAGGAAGTTAATACATTAAATGGCGTTATTTTAAATTTACAAGCTAATATTACTGAATTAGAAATTGTTACACAATCTTTAAGAGTTGAAATTGATGGTAATGATATAGTTGTTGCTACTTTACAAAATCAAAATGAACAATTAACATTGAGAGTACAGAGTAGTATTACTGATTTACAAAATTCAATTCAAAAAGCAACTTCAGAAGCAATACAAAGAGTATCTCTTACGGCTAGGAACGAATCATTATTGCAAGAAAATGACGGGTTAAGAACTGAATTGGAATTGGCAAAAGATAGATTAGAATTGGTAACTAAAGAACTCAACAGAGAAGCTGCGGTAGGAGCTGAATTAGCTAAAGGAGCATTTGGTGGAAACAATTTAACTGCAAAGCCCGAACCAATAAGTGACTCATCAATTTCACCAATAGCTTGGAGAGGAAGACCTCAGGGTAATTATAGAGATGGTAACTTTATAAATGGAAAAACATTGAGTATATTTAATGCAAGTGATAATCCTGTTACTGTATCATTTACTCAACAAGGAATTGATTTCTTAACAAATATAAGTCCAATAACTGTTAGGTCTAAACAATTTGGAACTGTTAATTTAAGTGTAAATACTACAAAAGTTGATAAATATAAGAAAGGTAGTGATAGTTTAAATATAGGACAATTGGAAGTATCTACTCCTGAAAGCACATTCTCTATACCAATCGAACTTCAAATACAACGAGGTGCTAACTATAGAAGACCTAGTAGTCCTACTAGTTAATTGAAAAATATTTAAAAAAATGGCTATACAGAATATAAAAGAAATAATAAATAACAGAGGATATGTTATAAATCCAGATGATAGAAAAATCTTTGAAGAAGGAGATTTACAATCTTTTTTTGGATTTAGTGAAAATGATGCCATTGAATTTATAGTGTACGATATTAATAATAATCAGTTACCCCAAACAGATGGTAGTTTGGTAAAATATATTCCATTAACTAACGATAATATAAACGATTATTTTTTAGTTCCAAATGGAACAATATTCCAAAAATATCAATTACCTAAAGAATATTTTATTGATATTGAGAGATTGATGGGAGAAGCTGGATATACTAATGGAATTTTTAAAACTCAAATAACTCTAATTAACAAAAGAGCTGGTAGTAACAAACAGTTTGATAAATTATGGATACAAGAAATATCTCCATCTAGAACAGAAGTTAGATTATTTCCATTAAAAGAAGGTGTTACATTAAATCCTGAATTGAAAACAAGATATGATGCATTTGTAAATGATAGAGAATTTAGAGAAGATACTATTGCTTATGTAATTGAGTTTATTGAAAATATAAAACCTACCGAAATATC